TAATCACACACATAATATACCAACACTAGAATAACATGGATATAAAACAAGAAAACATCGAGCGCATACAAACTCGCATAGATATGATACGCCAAGAGTCACGTGCTCTTTCCTACCGCATTGAGAGAATGACCGAGCAACGCAAGGCACTCTCGCAAGAGAAGAATGATTTGAAGGACAGACTAGAGGTCGTCAGTTCGATACCTACCAAAGAACTTATTGAGGGAACTAAAGAAGCCCTTGCGGGTTTAAGCATAAGAGCGTAGCCCAATGCACGACTCAAACAAGTCTCATAGCATATGGAAAGCTATGATCATTGGCGGTAGCACATGGCCGGCTATGGTTCTTAGGAACAAGTTTGAGAGATGGGACGATAATTTCGTTGACATCAAAGACATGGAGCCTAAAGAACTATGTGAATATTACTTATCCACTAAAGAAATAATAAAAAACCATAAACCAAATAATATGAAAATAGAAGTTCACACCAAAGAAATTGACCCACACACAGAAGTGTTTGCCCTAGACGTAGACGAGGCATCATTGCAGCGTTTGCAGTATGGAGAAGTTGGAAGCCCACATCCCTATGTTAAGGTGTCCGATGTCACCGAAGCCCTGCAGCCCAAGGCTCCACGTAGCGATAGCGATCTCTTAGATTTGATAGATAACCAAGGCTACACCTATTGCTTCTTTGCCTCCGAGGGAGAAGTTACAAAGAACAAGCACAGGTGCGTTGCCATCTATTCCCCTACTGGTCAGCAACTTACAGGAGTTGCAGAAGGATTTGAAACTGTCAGAGAAGCACTCGGCTATGTCCTAGACATGGAGGAGGCAAGCTAGATGGAGGATATAGACGGAGCACTGATCATGGATGGCTTCGACGATTGCATTGCCGGGATCGTAGAGCGCATTGGTCAGCCGCCTATCATCTGCTATGACAGAGACAAGGTTCTAGATAAGTTGATGAGCCAGGGCATGGATTACGAAGAGGCCGTAGAGTATTTTGAATATAACCAACAGGGAGCTTGGATGGGAGAAGGAACCCCATGCTTCATTCGTAAATTAGAAGAATGATAGTAATGCCGGCCAACATGACTGGGTGGTTCTTTCACTCGCTTGCTAGAGAGACTGGCAAGCTTGGCCATTTGTATTCTCCAGGAGCACAGATAACACCTTGTCCTTGGTTTCCATACGCCATGGACAACGGTGCTTTTTCCTGCTGGGACAGGAAGACCAACACCTTTAATCATGACAAGTGGGACAACGGAATGCTCAAAGAATGGGAGTTGTTAATCCTATGGTCTCAATGCCAAAACCAAAAGCCCATGTGGGCGATAGTCCCTGATGTAATAGGTGACAAAGATGCAACCTTAGATCGATACAATGAATATGTAGGTATTGTTCAAGAAGCAAACATACCAGTAGCCATAGCAGTCCAAGACGGGATGGAAGTTGCTGATGTCAAATCTTTGAAGGTTCAACCAGATGTCATAGCCATTGGCGGCGGGGACGAGTTCAAATGGGGAACACTTAACAGTTGGGTAAAAGAGTTTGAGCGCATCCACGTTTTGCGTTGCAATATACCAAGCAAGCTCTATGAACTTGAAGCGATGGGAGTTGAATCATGCGATGGCACAGGGTGGAACAGAGGCAACATGGCTCAGACTACAGGGCTAGAGGAGTGGGCTTACAGCAATCCAAAACCAACAACCATACGACCTTCTGAGCACGTAGGAAAGCATACCAAAAGATCAGAGAAACAACAGATTACATTTGCATGAAAAAATTTAGAACAGTTCTTATTTACTCTGGCGGCATAGACTCCACAGTTTTACTTTACTACCTGTTAAAATCTGGCAACGATGTTCAAGCATTGTCGGTAAACTACGGACAACGCCATAGAAAGGAATTAGACTGTGCTAAAAGCATATGCGAACAGTTAGGTGTCAAGCACCACATAGCAGACCTAACCTCACTCAACCCATTGCTCTCTGGTAGCAGCTTGACTTCACCTCATGTTCAGGTTCCAGAAGGACACTACGAGGATGAGAGTATGAAGGCTACGGTAGTTCCTAACCGAAATATGATTTTACTTTCAATCGCTACTGGTTGGGCTATGTCTACTGGGGCATCTTCGGTATCTTATGCAGCCCACTCAGGTGATCGTGCCATCTATCCAGATTGCAGGGAAGAGTTTGCTGACGCTATGAATGGTGTAATGGAAATAGCAGGATGGGATAAGGTGTCTCTTAACAGACCATTCTCTTCTTTTACCAAGGCCGACATTGTTAAGCTTGGAGATGAACTAGGCGTTCCTTTTGAAAAAACCTGGTCTTGTTACAAGGGTGGGCAGATTCATTGCGGGGTATGTGGGACTTGCGTTGAACGCAGGGAAGCATTTGAATTAGCAGGTGTAACCGACCCAACCATTTATGATAACGTGTAGTAAATTATATAAGGAAATTCCCTTCGCTCACAGGCAGCACTTGCACGATGGGCATTGCTCAAAAATACATGGGCATAACTGGGACATCCGTATAACCTTTGGCTGCAAGGAGTTGGACTCAAAGGGATTTGTCGTAGACTTTGGCAAACTAAAATACATAAAGAAATACATAGAGGATATGCTCGACCACGCCTGTGTCCTTTCATGGAACGATCCGCTGTATGAAGAAATTATAGCACCGGGTGTATATAAAGTTTACTCAGTTGAGAACGCCTCGTGTGAGGGTTTAGCAAAGCATTTGTTTGAACAATTTTCTGATCTTCTGCACATGGCCGAGGGGGAGAGAACTTGGATTGATGAGATAGAAATCTTTGAAGACAGTAAAAACTCTGTAAAATACAAGCCAACCAATGACGGGTAAAAAGATACCAATACATGAAAACTTTTACACCTGGCAGGGTGAGGGTGTTCACATGGGTAAGTCAGCTTACTTCATTAGAACCTTTGGTTGCCCCGTTCATTGCCCCTGGTGTGACTCTGCTGGTACGTGGCACAAGGATTATGTTCCCAAAGATATAGAGAAGTTTACCGCCATTGAGTTAGCAGATATGGCGGCAGAGCATAGCCCTGACTTCGTCGTAGTTACAGGTGGAGAGCCAGCCGTTCACGACCTCAACGAGCTTACAGCAGAACTGCACAATAGGGATTTAGTTGTTCACCTAGAAACTAGCGGTGCTTTTAAAATTAAGGGTCAGTTTGATTGGGTTACCCTGAGTCCCAAAGAACTGAAGATGCCACTGAAAGAAAACTTACGCAGTGCTGATGAGATCAAGATCATTGTTGATAGAAAGGATGCCATTGATTACTGGGTAGATAAGATTGGATCGTTGGTTAAGTCAGACCACATATGGTTGCACCCGGAATGGTCACAGAGATCAGACCCCAATATCATTAACGCAATCACAGAGTGGGTAAAGAAGCATGGCTCCCCATATCGAGCAGGGTATCAGTTGCATAAAATTTTCAAGGCAGATTCTCTTGACAAGCGTTCTCGTCTTACTGTACCACTTGGTGGAAACAAGGAATTAGGTTACTAACTATGAAAGATATACAAAGCACGAAAGATAAACGAGGCATATCAATAAACAAGGTTGGCATATCTGATGTGCGGCATCCCATACAAGTTATGTGTCGCAATGGCCAGTCTCAACATACAGTTGCTACCTTTTCTGTCTGTGTTAACTTGCCCCACGATGTGAAGGGAACGCACATGAGCAGGTTGGTAGATGCAATCAATCAGTGCCAGGTTGCTATTGCCAGTGACAGTTTACAGCAAATGGTTTCCCAAGTTTGTAATAATTTAGAAGCAGAGGAAGCTACCATAACCCTACAGTTTCCATACTTTGTAACCAAGTCTGCCCCAGTTACATCAATGGAAGGAAGAATGGATTATGATTGCAAATTAACTGCTACCATAAATTCAAACTGCTTTGATTTGATTACCGAGGTTACCGTCCCCGTTACATCTCTGTGTCCTTGCAGTAAAGAGATAAGTGACAGGGGAGCACACAACCAACGCAGCCGTATCACTATCGCTGTAAGGAGTAATGGAGAACACATATGGGCAGACGATCTAATACAGGTTGCGGAAGAGTCAGCCTCTGCTCCACTTTACTCATTACTAAAAAGACCAGATGAGAAGTTTGTTACAGAGCAAGCTTATGATAATCCAGTTTTCGTAGAGGATTTAGTTCGCGCTGTGGCATCTCGCTTGCAAGACGATAGCCGCATTGATTGGTTCCATGTTCGTTCAGTTAACGAAGAGAGTATACATAATCACAATGCTTTTGCAGAAATAATTTCTTGATTTGAAAGTAGAAAAGCCATACAACTCAGGTCAATGGACTAAGGCTCGTTACAGGAGCTTTATCATGTCAGCACTACGCCGTGCTCAATGGCCTGTTAAGTATGAAGCTATTCGATCTGCCTTTGTTCGTGATGGTGTGAACCCCGCAACAGGGCGCAAGTGTAAGCTGCACAAGTGCTCTGCTTGCGGGGAACTATTCCCTGCCAAGGACATGAGAGCAGATCACATTGACCCCATCGTCCCGGTCACTGGCTTTGACAACTGGGACTCACTCATAGGCAGACTGTTCTGTGAGATAGGTGGCTTCCAGGCCATCTGTGTGGAGTGCCACGCCGTCAAGACTAAGGCCGAGAACGCAGAGCGAAAAAAGAACAAACAAGTGAACAAATAATCACCATACCCTAAAATTTAAATATCATTGAATATCAACGATTTGTAAAATAATTAAAAAAAAGTATTGATTTATTTTTTCGGTCTGTCATAACATTAAATCATCGCACCACTGCGACACATAAAAACACACATCAATAATATATATAAAATGAACATACCAAAAACCATATTGAACCACCCACTCGTAGCCTTTGCCGACTTGGGCGATAATCAGGGCAGCGACTATAAGTATTGGGTTGAGTTAAAACTTGACCACGTCTTCGACGGATACTTCTCTGGGGTTAAGGGATTTAACTCAGTCAAAGACTTTGCCCAATCAACGATAATAAAAAGACCTTTCACTAACCAATAATATTATGTCTAGAACTAAACCAAGATCAACAGGGTCTTCAAACCCTGCTACCAAGTTCCTTCAATGGAACACACAAGCTTCCGCATGGGAGTTTTACGATAAAGAAGCCCAAGCGTCTAAAACACTACCACAAGACACAGGGTTTATTATCCTCGATCAACTCATCACCGCCAAGGGATGGGACGACAGAAAGAACAGCGCAATCTGGGCTAACGAAGTCTATACTGTAGGAGACAAACTTACTCTCCGCAACAAGGAAGGTATCGTTGCCACAGGCATCTGGTCTGAAGTAAAGACTGTGCATGGCGTTAAGTTCACCAAGTCTGTCTACGCTATGGCCAAGGTTGGCGAGGGCTACGAGCTTGTTAACTTTCAACTCAAGGGCTGTGCTCTTACCGCATGGATTGAATTTGAAGACAAGGTTGGTGGCTCCAATAAATTAGAAGGAGACATCGTTGTAGCAGTTACCGAGGCAGTCGAAGACCGCAAGGGTGCTGTAAGTTACAACAGACCAGTCTTTAACATTGTATCCAACACACTATCCAATGAGGCTGCTCTCCAAGCAGACAAGATGGATGGAACGCTACAGGAATACCTGTCCTCCTACCTCAAGGTAGAGAAGCCCACTGAGGACGATGACGAGGAAGAGAGTGAGCCAGAGATTGCTTACTCGGAGCCTGAAGTTATCGCCAACCCTTTCTAGGCATATGGGGCTAGCCCTTCCCCTCCGGGGGCGGGGCTTTATTTTATCATGGTAAAAAAGACTAACCCTAAGGATGCTTGTGGCATAAAGAAAGTGCCGCTATCAGGTATGCCAGCCAACGTGCTACTTGAAGCAGGGCTTGTGAAGCTACACGGAGACTTGAAGTATGGCAGGTTCAACTGGCGCGACGCAGGTGTCCGAGGCTCCGTATACTATGATGCTGCCTTCCGTCACCTAGCCGCCTGGTATGAAGGAGAGAACGAAGACCCAGACTCTGGGCTACATCACATCTCTCATGCCATAACAGGTCTTGCCGTCCTAAGAGACTCAATTATGAGGGGCAACTGGATCGATGATAGACCAGAGCCTACTCCCAACATCGTATCAGAACTAAACGAAAAAGCTATTAAAATTATAGAAAAGAATGGATCAACCTCATAACTTAGAAGCAGAAGAGGCGTTGCTGGCCTGTTGCTTAATAGACAATGCTTCCTACGACAGCATCAGCACCATCGTCAACGCAGACGATTTCTACGGCACTTCCAATAAAATAATCTTCAAGGCTATATCTAAGTTATGCTCCTCCGGTCAAGAGTTCTCTGAACTCGACCTTGATGAGTTACTAAAGCGTGAAGGCACAGACAAGGAAGCAGGTGGACTCAGCACCATAATGTATATACAGGGGCAAGCTAGTAGTTCTATGCAGATAGGAAGCTATGCCAAGATTATAAAAGAGAAGTCTAAGTTACGTCAGATTATTCGCACCTCCCGCATCGCCATTGAATCAGCGAAAGAGAACCAAGACCCAGACGTAATCATTGCTGACATCGAAAGGGCTGTTACCGCTACCCTAGATAACAACTCCGCTACTGACCCGTCCATCAGAGTAGCCGCCGAGTCCTTACGTGAGGACTTCAAGAAGATGGAGGAGGGAACCTACGATACCTTTGCCCTGCCAACTAGAATCAAGCAACTAGACGATAAGCTTAGTGCGGGTGGCATAGCCAACGGAGAGGTTATGGTTGTTGCTGCTCCTACCTCCTGCGGTAAGACTTGTATCGCCCTCAATGTAGCCCTACAGAACGGCGTGACGCACAGCAAGCCGGGTCTATACTTCTCCTTTGAGATGCAAGCCAAGAGTCTGGCAAAGCGTATGATACAGACCTGCTCTGCCGTGAACCTGAACCAGTTCCAAGACGGGGTGCTATCTGCAGAGAAACAGAAGCGGGTGTGGGATGCTACCGAAAGGGTAGAGAACGCTCCCATATACACAGAGCATTACGTCAGGAACATAGATGAACTTCGGTCACGCGCTCGTATGTATAAACGTAAGCACCACATTGAATGGATTGTGATAGACTACTTGCAACTTGTCCCTTGGAACACTAAATTAAAGAAGCATGACGGCATCGCAGAGGTTAGCCACCAGATAAAACTTATGGCTATGGAGTTAGACCTACCTGTTATACTGTTAGCACAAGTAAACAGAGAGGGAGCTAAACGCGAAACTGGCATTACCCTATATGACTTGAAGGATTCCGGGGACATTGAGAACGACGCAGACATTATTCTCTTGCTATGGCCTAATGGCTCAGATACAAAGGAAGCCACAGTCCACAATGATCCTGTTCATGGCACACACATCTCTATCAAATACAACATAGCAAAGCAACGTGAAGGCGAGCGAGACCAGTATGGTAAGTTTGTTTTCCAAAACAACATAGGCAGATTTAGTTGAATAATTTTCTACACATGATTTAAGTTTGTGCCGATGGATACATAGTCTTCGTGACTCCATCGGTTAAGCTCCGACCCCTCTTAGCAGTTTCACAAGAGTAGACCCACAGTAGAATGGGAAGGGGTTCAAATTTAAATCATGACATTTTATAACTCTCACTAAAATAAATATGACACAGGAAAACCTAACACAGAAGCAAGCCTATAACCTCTATCTAGAAGGTTTTAGTTACCATCAAATCGCTGAAGACTATGGAACAACTGCAGAGGCTGTGCGCTCTAAGATTAGGCGATACAAGGCTACTGTCCCTGCCGCACAGGGTAACGAGCGAGTCCTGGTCATAGCGGATACCCATTGCCCTGCCATGCACAGCGGCTACATAGACTTCCTAGTCTCCATCTTTCACAAGCATAGATGCACACGTGTAGTCCACATTGGTGACCTAGTGGACTGGAACGCCATTAGCTTCCACGAGAAAGACCCAACCATGCCTAGCGCAGCAGACGAGTTTGTAGCGGCAGCCAAGCAGGTTAGAGCACTACACAGGGCTTTCCCGGAGGTAGACTACCTCGTTGGTAATCACTCAGCCCTGCCAGAGCGTAAGGCACAGAGCGTTGGCCTACCACCAGAGGTAATACTCAACTTCAAAACATTATGGGGTCTTGACGGGTGGACGATACACCCTAGGTTCACAGACCTAGTAATTGATGGAGTCATATACAGACACGGAGACAAGGAGAAGGGAGGACAGATGTCGGCTCTGAAGAACGCACAAGCCCAGTTTAAGTCCTTAGTCATGGGTCACCTCCACGCACAAGCTGGCATCAACTACCACGCCAACCAGGATGATATTGTCTTTGGTATGAACGTAGGCTGTGGGGTAGATCATCACCACCCTGCCATGAACTACGGGCGTGTTTACGCTGCCAAACCAATACTCGGATGCGGTGTAGTATACTCACCCAAGCTCGCTTTCTTTGAACCAATGTTTATCTAATCACTATGCCTGAAGAAACCAAAATAACCTACGAAATGTATGACCAGATGTGGTTTGATTTTTCTAACGGACTTATCACAGAGGAGGAATGGAGAAAGTTTTTCAATAAACTTCTTGATCAAATGATGAACGACGACGAGTATGAGATGGCTCGCTCTGATCCCAAAAACACAAAGGCATAAATATGATGTATGGACACAAACTAGAAATGGACAACTACACTGGCAGCATAACCGATGTCGTTGTAGAGTTTGAAGCAGACGCACCTTCATCACGCGATCCAAGGGTCAGGGGTATATGTTACCTTGAGTCTGACAAGCCTTTGTCTGACGATGATCTTTCGTATCTGTTTGAGTGGATCGAGCAAGACTCAGGCAAGTGGCAACCAATTTCACATAATAAATAAATGCAACAAACAAAAACTCCATCCGTATACAATATTAACTCTGAAGTAATTCTGGCAAAAGGCTTAGATGCTATGACTAAATCATGCGAGGCTCTGACTGCACAGAACGAAAGACTAAACCGGGATATAGAAAATTTAAAAAAGAAGATTGATATGCTTCAACATCGTCTCTTATCTAACGCAGAAGAGCGAGAATAACTTTGTTAGTGTCCTAACTGCAAAAAGAGTAAGTCGTGAGTGCTCCGGAAAGGTTTCTTTATTACATGTCGCCTATATAGGGTTGCCGTCAGCCAGCCTTCCAACCACGACGCTGACACCTTTTACCTTTAGTTGCTTGATCTAACCTTCAGTATTTCTTGAATCTTTAATGCTGAAGGGTCTTTCCTTAGATATTCTTTAAGAATTTTTGGGTTCTTGTCTGCACCAATTCTTATCAAATAGTCAGCCGTCTGCTCAGGGGTAAGAGATATTATTAGGCTATCAACCGCGTCAACATTTTTGCTTTCTGCCTTCACTTGCCTCTTGTGATATTCACCAAGCTTCTGTCTGTATGGGTCAGACTTGGGCAAGCTGATTATTGATCTACCCTTAGCCTTTAAATCTCCAGGTATTTCATCATACCGATCCTTGGTCTTGTCTGTTATGTTTCTGGGCATATCGGTGTATGTTCCACCAATGATGTCTAGTATATCTAAACTAGATAGACCGCCCTCTTTCATAATTCCAATCTTTTCGTCCAAGGTGTAGTTCAATAGCTCCATCCCCATGTTTTCGTAATGGCCTCTCGCTAGGTCTAACCTGTTTTTACGAGCAGTGTTCATTTGATTGTAGGTAGACTCTAATTCTTGTTGACTTATGTCTCCCTTGGCTCTGTCTCTAAAGGCAGATGTATATGTTCCCTTTGCCGTATTCATTAAAGCAGATTGCTGACGAAACTTACTTCTAAAAGATACGTCTGTATCATAAGTATACACCCTATAGCCAAATAAACTTTGAACTTCTTGTGCTACCGTTCTGTCTCCTATTCCATCAATGGCATTATTAAATTTTTCAACCGTTCTAAATGTTCCTGGTTTAACAATGTCATCAAAAAGTGATTCTCCTATAGTTTTAGCTTTGGCAGAAAAACTAGGGTCAATATAAATTTCCCTTCCTCTTTCGTCCTTGCCAGTTGCAATTTTTGTAACTGCCTGGAGTGCCAATGATCCTCTTTCAGAGAAGATTCTGTTTTTAAGTATAGACATAGAATCCTCAAACGGCTGTCCATTGATAGCAGCACCGAAAGAGTCAGCCATTGCAAGTTGAGGAATGAGGTATTCCGGTGGCACAAAAACTCCTCTTCTTGGATTATCTTTATTTGGTTTGATGATAGGAGTTGTGGCTTCCATCCAAGGTGGCAGTACAGATTCTTTAAAATCTTGAACAGAATTATCATCAAGACCACTCTCTTCATTCTTTTGGTTTACCAATACTTTTGCTCCTGCGGTAAACGCGGCAAAAGCTGCCAATCGTTTTGTTCCCAGTATTCTCATGGCAGATTTGCTAGCCCTTGCTGGATCAAGTCCAAAGTCTCTACCAAAATTACCCCTAAGCATTTGCAAAGCAAACTTCCCTTGGTTGTAAGATACTCTGCTTAACTCTGCGAAGTGAGCAATGAATGGTTGAAAAATAACTCTAGCCCCTGCTCTTACTACGTCACTTAACTTATCATAGTTGGGGAACGTATCATTTACCATTCTTGCGGCAGCAGCCTCTATTTGTTCTGTGGTATAATCAGGAAAAACTTTGGCTAGTTGCTTTTGAGTTGCCTTCCATGTGGTATAACGTAAGGCAACATCAGCGGCAGAGTAAGCCTTTCCACCAATATCAATTACTTTTTTACCTGAAAGAAATTTATCAAATATACCAAGCCCCCTCTTTAGGGTAGCTTCCATATCCGCAGCATCTACACTCTTAGGACGAAGATTATACAAATCCATTTTATCGAGTTCTGCGTAAAACTTTTTCTTTGCTTCTGGGGTTTTTCCAGCGACAAAGTTTTCTAAACTTCTAAAACCAGCAACGGCTCTTCGGATACCAGAAAAATTAGGAATGGCTGCGTTTGAAAGGGTTGAAGTAACAGCACCTAGTGCAGCAACGGGATACGATCCTACATTACCTATAACCTTGGTAAACTTTGAAAAGAAGTTGACGGTAAAGAAAGCGTCAATTAATTTAGCCATTGGGTTTCTAACCCCTTGATTTACCATCTGACCATATCTTAACTTGTAGATAGAATCAGCAACTTCTGGATCAACGTATATACGAGTTTTTCCAGAAACAGTTTTTAGCTTAAGCTCAACTTGACCCTCTTTTAGTGTTCTACTAGCAACACCACTGTCTAATAAGAGATTGGCTATCTCTGCGTCCTCTGCCTTAGCAGACGCTAACCTAGATAGTCTCCTAGAGGTAATCAAGGCTCTCTGGGCAGCATCAGTTATTTCACCCAACCATTTTTTTTCAGCTGGCCCCGGGAAAGTGCGTTGACGTAAAATACTTTCAGATGCTACTGGTCTGATTCCTCCATTTGATTCTAGTTCTCTCGTTTTAGCAGAGTTACCTTTTAAATCATTAATTTTCTCTCGTGCCTTAATGGCAGCCTTTCCAGAGGGCATACCAGATTCAATTAGCTTTAATTTTATTTCCTTGAAGGCAGCCCTCTCTAGTTCAGGGTTGGGCTTAAAGTCTGGGTCTTCAAATAGTCTATAGGGAGTGGTTAAGTATCCTGCTTCATCGCCCATAGAACCTTCAATAGCTCTTCTCAGACCCTCTCTTATTTCTGGAGACAAGTCCATGAACGCTTGGTCATCCATAGCACCAATCAATCTCTCTTGAAGTTTATTGGTTGATGTCCTCCATGCGGATAACTCTGTCTGTATAGGCACTAATGATGGGTCTAATTCACCACCTAGTAAAAAGTCGTTAACATTTTTATCTATTGCAGCAGTGTTGTTTGGGTTCGCCTTCTTTACTCTCTCTACCGCATTGTATGCTCTAACGCCAACGGACTCGGCTTCTCGTATGATACCTTTAGCCTGTTCAATCTCACCTAGTATATCTCGACCTACTACCTTAGAGGGAGCTAGCCAAGAATTTATTCTATTGAACAAACGATTAGGTCTTTTATTGGAACCAGGTGCGTAGTTATTTAAGTTACCCGCATCCAATGCTAACTGAGTACGTTGCTTAGAAAGAAGGTTTAATGTTATTTCACGTTGCGCTTGATCAAAAGTTTCTCTCGCGGCTCCAGGCATTGTTGGACGTTCAGGTAAAGGAGCTAATCTTTTTTCTGATCCTGTAATTGGAAGGGACTCATCAAAATTAAATGTTCCGTCCTCCTGGAACAATGGTCTTTCTTTAGGAGGAGTAAATGTTAAATCCTTATAGGTTATCTCTCCCTTAGCTACAAGTTCCATAACTTCTTGTGCAGTCTTGCCCTTAGCCTTATTTATCAAAGCCTTGCTTAGACCAAAGGTTTTATCCCCTGCTAACGCTCCAGTTAAACCAGTGAGAACCTCTACAGCTAGCGCAGCACCAGGAGACAAGTCTTTCTCTTCTGATAGTATCCTACCGGCACTCTGCCCAGCTACTGCGCCTGACTCAACAGCCAAGAATCGACCAGTGTTCTTAGTAGCTTCATCTGTAAACTGTTTAGCAAGATTTACTCCTATCTGACCAGCCTTAGAAGTGGCTTGAGCCTTGGATGCTACTTGTGCTACCTTCAATGCAGGAACAGTAAACCCTACAGCTTCTCCAGCAACTTGTCCTACTAAACCTGCTTTAGTTCTTGCTGGCTCGTCTCTAACTGGTGCGCCAAAACTTAAAAATTGAATACCCCTGCGAATAGATTCACTACCACCAAAGGAATCAGGTGCAACAATGTCTTGATCAAATATAGCATTAGAAGCCTTATTGAGTCCAAAGGCTATTAAATCAACAGGCGCACCAGCAAGTGTTGCTATACTATTATTAAACTGGTTAGAGAAGTCATCCGCTAAAACCCTAGTTGTATCTAGTAAACTTATTTCAGCTTCTTGCTCTATTTCTTTTTCATTTAAATAGGCATCAGGATCAAAGGAAGTTGCAGTATCGTCAGATGTTTTCTCAGCCAAATATGCATCTGGATCAAAAGCAACAGTTTGACCTTTTTCGGTCAAATATGCGTCAGGATCAAAAGCCATATTAATTTGCTCCTAGAAGTCTTAAAATTGAGGCTGACTGCGGGGAATTAGGATTTTTGATTGCAAAATCATATGCCTCTTTGTCCTTACCCGTCAATGCATCAGGATCAAAAGTCTTAGAGTTGTCATTGGCATCAGGTTCAAAGTAATCCTTTGCTGTTAACTGAGCACCGAAATCACCCTTAATGTCAAGGGCAGTTATTGTTCTTTCTGCCCTTCTTTTTCGCTCAGGGTCGCCAGAAAAATAGTCCTCTTCTGCATCTGTAATTAATTCAATTTTGCCCTCTAAGGTACGAATCGCAGATGTGCTAAGTTCATCTCCCCCAATCGTTGTTGCTGTCATGTATTTGTCGTCTTGAGTTAATACCTTAAATCCATCTAACTCAATAACTTTAATTTCTGGCTTTCTTCCAGCATCTATTGCTTCTTGCGCTAGCTCTTGTCCTTTGCGTAAAAACTCAAGATAACCCCTGTTGCTACCTCCTCCTCTTACATATTCATTGAGGGCTTTGTTGTAGTCAATAGCACCTCCAGCTGAAGTGGAATTAGATATTGAGGTATTAAAACTATCCCTGTCGGCTGACACTGTTTGGCTTTCTCCGATTGTAATATCATCCTTAGCCCTTTGAGTTGCTAGTTCTGCTAGGCGTTCTGGCTCCGCAGCCTGTATGCCTCTAGCTAAAGCATTGACCTGAGATGCAGATGGATTTCTTACACCTCGTGCGGCTAGTTGACCCTCTGCTCTGCGCCTTGCGTCATCAAAGGATAGGCCCTCTGTTTGCCCACCAGTGGTTCTACTTTGTGCTATACGAGTATCTCTTTCTGTTTGAGTTTCACCCGGTAGCCTGTCTCTCTCTGCAAGTCGAGCCTCGCGTGCTGCACTGTCACCAGCAAAACTTCCCGTGCCACCGATTCGTTGTTGTCTAGCTAGGCTGTCCCGTTCAAAAGATGACAAGGCATCGACGGGGGGTTGTGTATTAGCAGAAGGAGCGGAACTATCAACCACAGGTTGTGTAATTTCAGGTTGCGCTTGGAATTGTGCAATATTTGGAACCATACGACCCTGTGGGTCTGTGCGTAGTCCAGAGACACCTGGAGTGCCAGCAGGAGCATTTAGGTATTCGTTAAGTGTCATACCTCCTAGCCGAGCACGGGTTTCTTCTTGACCCATTGGAGCAATGGGAGCCTGTGGAGCTTGTGGGACTGGCAAAGATACTTGGCTAGGGAATGTCATTCCATACGCTTTACCCGCGTCTATTACATCTTGAGAAAGAAACTCTCCAGTTCGAGGATCAACGGGACGCAGACCAGTCATTTGGGGATTGAACTCTGCATTTCTTGCCTCTACAAAAGCTTCGCGAGAATATCCAGTTTTTGGATCAAAGGTTGTTCCCATTGAGGTGGCAAATGCTTGTGCATTTTGGATTTCTTGAGGTGTTAAATCTTCGCCAGTTTCCATGCGCGCAAGAAAGTTACCTTGGGGGGAGTCTGGTTTAGCAAAAGTATTTATATACTCTTGCAACTTTTCATTTTCAGAGGCAACTCCTCTAGCAATAATACGAGGGCTAGACGCATATTTAACATTAAGGTCTTGATCGTATAGATCAGCGGCGTTATCGTAAGCTTTGGTAAAGTCAAATTGACCCATAGTTTTTTCAAGCTCAGATTGCGCTGCTTTGCTCAAAAAAAATGCTGCCGCTTCATTGTCAGTTGCGTTGGATTTAAGAGTATTAAAAGAGGGGTCTTCAAATACTTGAACCGAAAAAGGGTTTGACGCAGGTTCTTGTCCAAATGCGGGCGCAAGGGTTCCAGCACCCATTATAAAATCACCCGTATTCACAGCAGGTGCTTCTTCTTCTTGTCCGATAAGGGTGTTTTCTAGCTCTTCTTCTTCGTCCATAGGGTGTATTATATCATAAGGGGATTAGTAAGTGTAATAATTAAAGTGGTTCTACTTTCAAAAGGGATTTGCTTCTTACTCCTTCGATGGAAAAAGATTCAATGCTAGCCGTAACGGTACTAGGAACTACTGATGCACTAAGGGTTATATCCTTTGTTACAGTTGTAGGAGTTCCCTCTGTGTCTGCTATACTTACATTTATCCCGTTTGCTATAAACTGAGAGGAAACAGATTGATCTCCAGAAGAAGTTGTACTTAGCCTAGTAACCGTTGCCGTAAATCGAACTGTAAAACTTACAGCAGCTTGATATGAAAATCTAAATTCAACAAATGATTCTTCTGGCTCAGTACCGTTAGGATTTTGCACGACTCCATTTGAAGATACTTCAACCTCTAGAGTGGGTCCGTTTTGATAGTTTTCGACTATTGTAGTTCCAGTTCCGGTAGAAATACTATTTCTAGTTTTTACATAACTTTTCCAGTTATCACTAACCCAAGCATTACCTGCACAGTTTACCGGCAACGTAGAGTTTGAAGCAGAACCCGGTTGATTTACAAAGGAATCGCCCCCAACGGCAAACGGTCCTGCCCTAAGAATAGCATTGGGCATTTTAGTTTACTCCACTTCCATTAAAGGTTGCCGTTCCAGCCGTGTTGTCGCTCTTAACTACGTCTAAGGTAAAACTACCTGAACCACCGCTAGACCCTGGAGTAAATTCTGGAGTAGCTTCTGGAGCATTGAACTGATCAATTCCTCTTTGTAAGACATCGGACTCGTAGTCCTGTTTATTCTGCGAAGGGTCATATGTTTCGTTAAAGTTAGCCTCCGCCTGTTCTAAGGCAGCATCAGCCCTTGCCCTAATTTCATTTCGTTCTTTTCTGCTTCCCGCTTGATTAAGTTCTTGATCCTCTTGTCTTTTTAACTCTTTTTTTCTTTTGTTGAGTTCCCTTCTGCCCCGTTGCCTAGCAAGTGATGTGCGCTCTTCTTCTGAACGCTCCTTATCTTTGTCACTAATTGTCCTTGGTTTATTTTCGTACGCCATTATGCGGGTGTGCAAGTTGCCGTTGTGATGGTTTTTCTGTATACATCAGTTCCATCTAGTTTTGTAAATACCTTTTCTAAATTTACATCAAGAGTGTATACCTTTCCGAGTGGGTCTGGAGGTCCCCCAGAAATTTTTATTTTACCTACAGCGTTATCCTCAATGGCTCTTCCTTCAATATAAGAAAAAGTTGCTGCAACTGACCCCGCTGTTAGAGTTGAAGCTGGAGTAGAAACACGCACGTATTCTTCTGTATTGCTTGATACAGAAGCCGTTGTACCAGTAGGCCAGGTTGCGTCCGAAGGGTTAGTGCCGCCACCAGTAGCCGTAACAGAAACGCTGCCCTGGTCTCCACTTCGATTTGTATATCCCTCTAGGAATCCACCTGCACCAGAATTTGCGGCTCTAGAAAATATATATGTAACAGCTGGGGAACCCGCAGATGCAGTTGGTTGTTGGTCAACAACTACATTTGTTCCAGTTAATTGCCATTGTGAGCCAGTCCATTTAACTTCAATGGTAAAGGTTCCTTTGGCTGCAAGAACGTCGCCAGACCGAAATACATTTACGCCCCCTACATTTTGAAAATCAAATCTTTCTGTAACATCAAAAAAGTAGTCAAAGACTTGTCTGAAAACAGATTTTCCGTTTTCAACATCTACGGTTTCTTCAAGCATTAATTCGGACAATTGAAAATTTTGTCCTAAAGCAGTATATTGCAAGTTGGTTGCAAGTGACTCCTGTAAATTTCCAGATAGAGTAAATGACTCTCTGGTTCTGCATCCACGAATTCCTTGTGCATTAAAATACGCTGGCTTGTCTTGTGAAGCACCAATTGTAGAAATCTTTTGACACCACTCCGAAGGGTTCCATAAACCTAGTGCTGATTGTGTTGTAAAATCTCCAGATACAATATTAGAAGTGTCTGACTGATAGTAAGTGGCTAGATCGGCTACGACTTTGGCTTCTACTGGAGAACGAACAGCAGGAAAAATATGTTTCTGTTCATCTTGCAAGTCCACTACTCCAGGAAAGGTAAATGGGACTAGTTGCTGCTGCGAGTAACTTAATTTTGCAGAACCATCTGCATTCGTCAAAGTTGCTCCGTCAGGTCGTGCAATTACGCTTACCGTAATTCTTTTTAAACCTAAAAAGTTATCTGTATCTCTGCTAATTACGTCACCAGTTGTAGTGCCTTCTGTTACTAAGAACTGATGCGTTGTTTGTTGGACTCCTCGACCTACTGATCTAATATCTCTAGATAACTCACCAGCTTGTATGTAAGTTCTTTCAAACTCTCTGTAACTATCAGTGTCATCAATTTCATAGGAGGATAAAAAACAACGGACGGCTGTTTCTGAATCAATTTGATGATTTATATAATCAACCCCAATGTCTTTATCGTCAACGGGAATATCTGTTCCTGCTTGAGCAATGCTAGTTCTTGTTACTCTCCTTAGACCATTCAGTTCTAAGTCAATCGTATCATCTTTTATTTGAACAAACGAAGAACCTAGTGTTTGATATACTAGAGTAACAATGTATTGCTCTCCTTGTGTGCTGGACTGCACTGACACAAGACGCATATCCGTATAGGCTTCTCCTGTGCGCGGAGCTAACCCATCGATAGACATCTCTGCTGATTGCAAAGAACCGTAGTCAGGAAATATTCTGGACTTATTTGAATTATACCAAGCGTCCCTTCTGTTTAAAGGTGTGCAATTAACGGTAAGCTGATACCTGCCGTTCTGCAATTGTTCAACGGCTGGTATACCGACTAATTTTAGTCGATTAGTTCTGTGTCCAATAGTCATTATGTTAGCACTTCCAACGCTTCAAGGCTAGTGCCTTACGTGTTGGTCTTCCTTTCTTGTCCTTCATTGGACCTTTGACTCCCGCCATTCTAGCACAGAATGATTTCTTTCGAGCTAGCTTCTTGCCCTTGGGGTTAGACTCCGTAACGGGGGGCTTGAGGTTAGCCCCGGTCTTACGCTTAAAGTAAGCACGGCCAGCAGCAGTCAGTCCTCCCTTTTTACTTTTGTGTTCCTTCCTCATTAGCTTCTTACCTTTGCTCTGGGT